ATTGGAATGAGATTTAATAAACCCTCAAAATAAGAAAATAATGAATATAAATCAAATATATAACGAAGACTGCCAGGAAGGAATTAAACGCATTCCTGATACAAGTATAGATTGCATATTAACCGACCCACCATATCTATATTTAAAGGGTCAGAAATTGGATCGTTCATTTGACGAGCGGGCATTATTCCTTGAATTTGCCCGTGTCTTAAAACCAAAAGGATTTATAGTTCTATTCGGACGTGGCACCTCATTCTATCGCTGGAATACCTTATTGGATAAGGTAAGGATGTACAATGGTGAATACGGTTATTTGTATGAGTTTAACGGAAAAAGTTTTTTTAACGACATAGAAGTGGGAAGCGAAGCTCTAAAAGCCCCATTGTTTCAATTTAAAGAGGAGATTATCTGGAATAAGAGGAGAACATCTTCTCCTGTACTTCCTCTGGCCAGAGTGCATGAAACAATTTCTATTCACACGATTAGTGGCTCAATAAACAAATCTATAATTAATTATGGGGAAGCAAAAGCATTTAGATTGGATAAGATAACCGAAGAGCTAAAAAGGTTAGGAACAGCATTAAATAAAGGCCCTCAATTTCACAAAATTGTTGAGAATCTAAAGAAAAAAAATGAAACCGGAACTTATTCCGACGGTGTTGGTCACGTAGGTTATGCGACATCATTTTCTTCTCCATATTTTAAAAGACACATTAATACATACGTCGTAGAATCTATGTTAAACGGAGTACGAGAACAATCTATAATAGAAGAAAATCGCACCCATCTTGGACAGATACACCCAACACAAAAGCCTGTTAGACTTCTGGAAAGATTGTTAGCACTAACCACACAACCGGGTGATGTCGTATTAGATCCCTTCTCTGGTAGTTGTTCTACGGCTATTGCTTGTGTAAATACTAATCGGGAGTATATCGGTTTTGAAATAGATAAAGAGTACTACGAAGCTGGTACGAAACGTCTGAACGATGTTTTATCCAACCCCAGATTAGCAATGTGAATTAATTCAAAACAAAATAGAAATGAGTGAAAATAAGAAACCATGCCCCGAATTTCCATATTGGGGCGCAAGCTATCCAGATGCGTGCTGTGTCAATGGCAAATTGCAAGATTTAGACTACTGTGACGAGAATGGTAATCTTTATGATAAGGGAGAAGATGTTCCTTGTCCGTTCTGTAGAACAGAAGAATTTATTGAGTATGACCCGTTTAGTTGGGTAGATCATTTTTGCGAGGAAATGGAAGAGAACGGCGATGTTATTACCGACTCTATGGAACAGTGTGCTAAACAAAAGGCACGGCAGGCTTATTTGGATTGGATTAAGAAAGTAAGAGAAGTATATGGCTAATAACTAATTAAAAAGAAGAACAATGAAAAAAGGTCAGAAAGTGCGCATTCTGCGTACCAATCAAATAGCGACAATCGCAGAAATAGAACTTATTCGCAAGAGTTGCAAGGTACATCAATATTGTCGGCTGAATCTTCATAAGAAGCCGGATTTATGGTTGGATGCCTCAGAACTTGGTAGCGTGATAGAATATGCCACGGTCACTATCAAAGGTGAGAATGGCAAGCTGCTGAAGCTGAAGGCGGACAGGAACTATCTTCAGCAAAGTCTGAACATGGAGTTGCAAACTCCGGGTGACAAGGACGATAGGGGCTTACATATATTGCTGATGCAATGTCTGTTAGACGGTATAAGTCGACTGCCTGAACCTCGTCCTTGATAGCTACCCTGTAAACTCATTCCTTTGCACTGAACTGTAAATGCTTTGCCATGAACTTACTTCAATACATACCCGATGACAATACCTGGATGCAACGGTACGCAGACTCCATGGGGTGGAATGAACTGACGGAATACTATGACAAGGTGTGGCTCATGTTGTATGACATGCAGCCTGGGCACACCTTCCGGGTGCTCGACGAGGTCCATCCGAAGAACTACGACCTCTTTATGAAATGTGTGGATGCCACTCTCGAAGAATTCGGTACGTATGGCATACACAGCTACTACATCGAAGAACAAGGCGCTGTCATCCTGCGGAGATAACGCCATCCATATATATATGACAATGATAGATGATAGAATAATAGAACAAGTCCTTGACAGGGCTGATATCGTTGATGTGATTTCTGGCTATGTGGAACTTAAAAAGAAAGGTTCCAATTATCAGGCATGTTGTCCGTTACACCAGGAGAAGACACCATCGTTTGTGGTCAGTCCGGCGCGAGGCACTTGGCACTGTTTCGGTTGCGGCAAGGGCGGCAATGTGTTCAGCTTCCTGATGGAACACGAGTCGATGAATTTTCCCGAAGCTGTCCACACGATGGGCAAACGATACGGCATCACCGTAGAAGAAGAACGGCTGACACCGGAACAGGAACAGGCGAGGATGAAACGTGAAAGCATGTTTGTCATCAATCAAAGATGTGCCGAGCATTTCCGAAAAAATTTGCTCAATCCGGATAACAAGACGGCTGCCGAATACGTTAAGGGACGTTGGGGGTTGGAATACGCCGAGGAAATGAGCATTGGTTTTGCGCTTGACAAATGGGATGACTTGCTGGCATTCGCCCGCTCCTCCGGTCTTTCCATCGACTTGATGAAAGAAATGGGACTGCTGAAGGAGGGCGAGAAAGGAAATACGTATGACGGCTACCGTAATCGTGTCGTTATCCCCATACGGGACCGATTCCGCCGGGTTATCGGCTTTACTGCCCGTGACATGTCAGGTGACAAGACGGCTGCCAAGTATCTCAACTCTGCCGAGAACGACATCTACCACAAGCGGGAATCTATCTTCGGCATTGACACGGCCATACGTCAGGGGACCAAAGAGAATAAATTCTACTTGGTGGAGGGTGGACCCGACGTGATGCAGCTTCAGCGCATCCGCGTACACAACACTGTGGCCCCATTGGGAGGAGACTGGACCAAAGAGCAGTTTGAACAGTTGAAAAAGTACGCTACCAAACTTTGCTTCCTGCCGGATGCTGATCCGCCCAAAGAGGGTGAAACGTTGGGAGCCGGTGTGAAGAATGTGATGCGCAACGGGATGCTCGCCATGAAATGCGGACTGTCAGTATCGGTCAAGGAGTTGCCGCCTGGAGAGGCGTGCTCCAAAAACGACCCGGACAGCTACTGCACCGACAAGCCCAAATTTGACGCTCTCCAAGAAGAGGACTTCATCTTATGGTATGCTCGCTACATCTTCCAGGACATAAAGACAACGGACGATACCAGCGAAGCGATGAATGCCATCTGCAACATGGTGGTCATGGTGAAAGACGAAGTGAAGGAGTCGATGTACCTTAAAAAGTTACAGGAGCACTACAAAGACGGCAACCTTTGGAAGAAAACCATCGACCGGGCCAAGAAACTGGATAAAGCCAAGCGGGTAATCAATGAAAGCAAAAAGATAGACCGGGACCTCTATCAGAAGTACGGTTTCTACGAAGAATTCAACTCATACTTCGCCTTGGCCGGTGACAGTGGCAAGGCGGTGCAATGGAGCAACTTCATCATGCTGCCGATGTTCCACATCAAAGACACGATGCTTCCGAAGCGTCTTTATAAAATCAAGAACCAAAACAGGCAAGAAGAGATTATTGAAATGAAACAAGAAGACCTGGTATCACTATCCAAGTTCAAGCAAAAGGTAGAGGGACTGGGTAACTACATCTGGCTGGCCACTGAAAAAGAACTGACCAAGCTGAAGATGTTCCTTTATGAGCAGACCGAGACAGCCACCGAAATCACGCAACTCGGCTGGCAGCGCAAAGGTTTCTTCGCGTTTGGCAACGGATGCTTCGATACCGAATGGCATCCGGTGGATGAATACGGCATCGTCCGGCTCAAGGGCGGCAACTACTACCTTCCGGGAAGCAGCAGGATATACCTGGATGAGGTGAAGCTGTTTCAATTTGAGCGAAAATTCATTCATACGAACTTCAGTGCGGTACCGATGCTTGAATACTCTGAAAAACTGATCAAGGTGTTCGGCGATAATGCCAAAGTAGGCATCTGTTTCCTGATAGCTACGCTGTTTCGGGATGTCATAGCCGGACAGACTAAAAGCTTTCCCATTCTCAACCTGTTCGGACCCAAAGGTTCAGGAAAGTCTGAACTCGGTCATAGCCTGATGTCTTTCTTCATCATCAAGAATACGCCCCCAAATATCCAGAATGCCACGATTGCCGCCATGAGTGATACGGTGGCTCAGTGCGCCAATGCCTTGGTTCACATCGATGAGTATAAGAATACCATTGATATAGACAAACGGGAGTTCCTCAAGGGCTTGTGGGACGGTACCGGGCGAAGCCGCATGAATATGGACAGAGATAAGAAGCGAGAAATCACTTCGGTAGACTGTGGTGTGATATTGTCCGGTCAGGAGATGCCGACTATCGACATTGCGTTGTTCTCCCGTCTGATTTATCTGACGTTCAACAAAACAACCTTCTCCAATAACGAGAAAAAAGCGTTCGATGAATGCAAGGCTATCCGTGACATGGGTTTGTCGCATCTGACTTTGCAGTTGCTGCGCCACCGAAGCAAGATGGAGGCTGATTTCTCATCGAACTATCGTCAGTGCATGGCCGACCTCAACGCCCGGCTGGAGAAAGAGAACATCGAAGACCGTATTCAACGTAACTGGGTGATACCGCTGGCTGCTTTCCGCACGATGGAGTCAGTGGTCGATGTGCCGTTTTCCTATAAAGAGATGTTGGATATTACAGTGAATGGTATCATCCGGCAAAACCAGGAATGCCGTAGCAATAACGAGCTGGCCAACTTCTGGAATGTGGTTTCCTATCTGTTACAGGATGGTGAGATATTCAACGAGGCTGACTACCGCATCGATTACGAAAAGAAATTCAAATCAAATCTGGTCAAAAATGAAATGGTGTTCGTGCGACCACGCCCGATACTGAAGATGCGCAAGAACCGCATCTTTATGCTTTACAAGAAATTCGCTAAGCAGGTGGGAGATGCGGCACTTCCTCCGGAGTCGTTGAAATATTATCTGGAGAACTCCAAAGAATATATGGGAGTGAAAAACTCGGTGCGCTTCAAGAACATTCAAAAAGGAGTGGAAGTGAAAAAAGCGATAGAGACAGAGAGCGGCGGGCGTGAGTTCAGGTCTACCAGCAGTACCGAGCAGGCGATGTGCTTTGATTACGAGCAAATCATGGAGAACTACAACATCAATCTGGAGATAGACACAGATGCGGCGGGCGACAGTGGTACCAATAAACCAGAGGAGCCGATAAAGCCTAATGAGCCGCAGCAACAAAGTTTTAGATATTAGTTAGAGCATGTTTATCATTGTCGAGGGTGTGGACGCTGTGAAGCGGATGCGCCCTTTTTTCATGCTCTTTTGGGGATATATAGGCAGTTTTATTTGGGAAGAAAATAGCTTCTACACTTTCTACACTTTCTACAATATTAATAATGAGATGTTTAACCATAAAAATATTAGTCTACAAGCTTCTACAATTTTCTACAAAATGACTGTTTTCTATATTTCTTCTACAAAGTAGAACAATATAGAAGCTTTTTCTACAAGAAATTGTCTATTAAAAAACTGCTATATTACTGATTTATAGACATATATCATATTTGTAGAAAGTGTAGAAGCTGTCGAACGCAAAATGTGCCTATATTTTTGAAATGATATAATGCTTGTTTCTGTTGCTTACTTTTGAATTTATTTGTATATTCGCATGTAAATCAAATGATTAGATGATGATACCTAACGTAACGATAGAGCTTCAGCCTTATTTACATGATTATCTGTACCATGAATTTGGTGGTACGCATAAAGATAATGGCATAAAGGTGACCGCCGCCAATGACATTGGCAAATTCATTCAGGCGATGATTACCGTTTCTGACCGTCCGCCAAAGCAACCCATTAAGGATAATCCGATAACCCTTTACCTCCCTATTCAGGAGTGGAACCACTTCATCCTGCAAGAGAACTTCATTTACATACCGGAGTGGAAGCAACGGATGCTTCAAGACTACATTGAGGCCTCTTTTCGTATCCGGGTGCGTGAGTACTTTGTGACCGGCTATGAGAAGGGATACAAGCAGGACAAGATAGTACGGGCTTTCTTGATGGCATACAATATTAAGAACAATGCCATCAACTACGATGCAGTCAAGAAGTTCGACTACCGCAACCGGCAGCGCATGATTAAAGAGGTGAACCGTGATATCCAGCTGTCCTTGTTTCCTTAATCTTTTTTAGCAGATTAATTATTAAGTAAAAAACAGATTTTCAGAAAAATAACTCTTAATTTTTAAGTAAAAATGAGTATTGAAAATAAACGGTCGCAGATTTGCGGCATGAGTTTTATTCCGATGACCGATGCAACGGTCGTGAATCATCCGGGAGAATCTATCATCAAGATATCGGGTACCTGGCATGAAATTTCAATCAGTTCGGGTGAATTCAAAGAGAAAGAAGGCAACGGTGATGTAGTGGAGCAGGAACTGGAAGCGGTAGTGACAGATACCGGAGAGAATGCTGTGGCACTACTGCGTAATATATGTCGTTGTGACGGTCTGATAAGATTGCGGCATACCAATGGAGATATCAAGGTGGTAGGAACTGACCAGTTTCCGGTACTGTTGACCATGCAGAGAAGTGGTACGCCTGCCTCTATAACCCTCTCTTTCAAACGGGAAAGCCCCGAACCTGCCAAGATTTTAGAGTCCTTTTAAGCGGTTTCTGCCATTGTAATTTTGTACCAGATTTAAAAGGTACAAAACAATGGCATTTTCTTCATTATATAGTGCGGTCTGCCGTGGGAAGTGGTTCATCTCTTTCCGCGATGTGGAAGCCAACCTTATACTGGTTGATAAATTACTGGAGCGCGGCATCACGAAAGAAGATGCAACAAAGCGCTCCGATGTAGAACCTATACCGGTTCTGCTCTCCACCGGTGCGAAAGAAGCGAAATCCGGGAACGGTTTCTCTGACGCTCCGAAAGACAGCACGGCCATTATTCCTATTCATGGTACCCTACTGAAGTACGGTACCTATTGCAGCTATGGTGCTACCGAATTGGCGGATATTGTCCGTCAGGCTGCGGAATCCCCGAATATTTCTTCTGTTTTGCTTGATATAGACTCAGGCGGTGGTAGTGTCGATGCCATCGCTCCGCTGGTTGATGCCATCCGGTATGCGCAATCAAAGGGTAAGTCCGTAGTAGCGCATTGTGACCTCTGCGCTTCTGCGGCTTACTACATTGCATCATACAGCAATGAAATCATAGCGTCGAATCAGATATCTTCCGAATTCGGTTCAATCGGTGTGATGATGAGCTTTCCGGATTACGCCAAGTATTACGAGCGTGAAGGTGTGAAAGTCCATACCATTTATTCAAATCTATCGGATTACAAGAATGCTCCCTTTGAAATGGCTAAGGAAGGCAAGTATGAGATGATTAAAGAAGAAGAACTGGACCCGCTGGCACGTGACTTCCAGGAGAACGTGAAGGCGAATCGTGGTAATAAGCTGAAGCTGGATGCGGCAGGTTTATTGCGCGGACGTATGTTCTACGCAAAGGATGCAATTTCTATGGGCCTGGCCGATGCCATCGGTACTTTGGACTTTGCAATCCAGCGGGCAAGAGAAATACCTCAAGAGGCATGTATTAACGAATATATTAATTCTAAATCGTAAAGTTATGTTTGGAAAAGTGATGAGTGTGGTACTTTCACTCCTGAATATTTCCGCGTTTGCGAAAGACAAGAACGGTAAGTCTGTTCTTCTTTCTACGCAGGAAGAGCAGTTGGAGAAAAAGTACGGTAAGCCATTCCTCGAAGTCTTTAAAAAAGACCTGGAGGAATTTGAAAAAAGTGGTAAGACTGCTGAGGAAGCCGTTACCGATGAAGTGAAGGCGCAGCTGGAGGCAGATCGTGATAAAAATGCCAAGGAACTGAAAGAGGCTCGTGAGAAGATTGCAGCTTTAGATGCTAAGATAGCAGAGAAATATGCTGAAATTGCCAAGTTGGGAAAAGAGGAGACTAAGGATGCAGGTATTCATGTGGAAGGAAATACTGATATGACGAAAACGTTTAAGCCGGACATGTCGTTGAACATGAACAAATATCTTGAAGCTGCTCATTATGGGCGTCCGGAAGCTGCTTCATATACGGGAAATGACACCATTGATACGGAAGAACTGCATAAAGAGTTTGGCCGTTATATCAGTTCTCAAAAGATGGAGATTTTCCGTTCGCTGATGGGAACGACTTCATCCCTTCAGTATATGACGACTATGATTACAGATAAATTTGAGGTTCGTGCGACGCACTCTCATATCACATCTGTTTTGCAATCATTTACACCGCAATGGACCCCTAAGGGCAAAACGAAGTTTACTCCGTTGACAATCAAACAATATCCGATGAAGATCAATGTTGAGATTATCCCTTCTGACTTGATCGATGAGGTTCTCGGATATCTGTATGATGAAAATCTTGACCCGAAAGACATGCCTATTGTACGTTATATCATTGAACAGTTGGTTAAACCCAAATTGGACGAAGAGCGTGAAATGGCTTTTGCTGTGGGACAGTATAAGGAACCGACACAGGGTGAAGATGGCAAGTTCGTAGCAAACGATGCGGACCAGGTATGTGACGGTTATCTTACCCAACTGTGCCGTATCAAACAAGGTGGTAATAAAGAAGGTATTAATTTGTTGTTTGACGGTAAAACCTTTGGGACAGGAGATGCACTTGTGACGGATGTGGAGAATGCGGTTGATCAGGTGGCTCCGCTTTATAAGAATAAGAAGTTGACTATTCATGCAGACCCGGATTTCATTCTGAAATATTCCCGTGCTTATCGTGATAAGTATAAGAC